ACCTTAACTAACTAATACTAATCTCTGAGAATGGTGAAGAAAAATAAATTTATTAAGTTCTGACTTTAAAACTCTGATATATCTGGATCTGTATCTGCCCGAGATTGAATGCCTGTCCCGCTGTTGGAAATCCTTCTGCGTTTAATCCGACATTTGTATAGAGTCCTCCTACTGATATTGATTCCATTCCGATATATAATCCGTTTAGCCTTATGACTGGGTTTGTTAAGTCAAAGAATCCGCCTCTTTTTGCATATACATCTCCTCCTTGATAGGAGTTGTATGTCATGTATTCTTTTGGCGTTAAGACTCTAGTCCATGGTTTATAAATTGAATGGGCTTTCGTGTATGGTTTCTGTATTACTGTATTCAGTGCTGTTTGTGTTGGTGCCGGTACTAATTTTCCTAGATCGTCAATTATGTTGTCTACGTTGTCGTATATCGGAATTGTGTACATTACTGCTGAACTTGAGAAAGTTAGCCCTGCAGGAAGTACAGGTGATGTTCCAGTTGCACTTATCAGTCCTCCCATTCCTTGAGTACACGCCGGCATGTATTTAACTATGACCTTGTTGACTTTTGTTTTTGCGTATAGTTCTCCCCATGCTGCTCCATCTGATACTCCTAGTGTTCCTAATGCTTGTGCGGAACTGCCCGTTGTATTGTTTAGATTAATAATGGTATCTAATTGTTGTGTCGTTGGTGCAAATTGCAGATATGCTTGAAATGTCTGTAGGGTTGCACTTCCTGGTGCTGCTACCATTATTAAGTCATATCCGAGCGATACCATCTTCGTGGTTACTCTCCTTTGGTTGATGTTACATCTTCGATAAGTCCTTCGACGATATCGCCCAGCTCGTCCACGCGCTGCAGAATAAGTGCGAGCGCGTCTGTAAGCTCTTCTCGGGTAAGTTTTTCTCGTGCCAAAACGACGTCTCCTAGCGTAACCATATCTCATAAATGAGATAAGATTAATTGCGCCTTTTATACTAAATACCAATGTCACGTGACGAGGCCGACAGACACATAGTGTACAGTATTACCACTATGTGTTGGCCTGGCCTCTGACCCCCGGGAAGTAATATATATGCATTTAGTCATAGATTAATCATTGATGCCTAATGGAGCCGTTCACTGGTGCATCACTATCAACAACTATGATGAATCAACTCTTCCAGGAATGTTCGAGCATTCCGCTGTTGCCTACTCTATCAGAGGATTCGAAGTTGGGGAATCTGGAACTCCCCATATTCAGGGATATGTTGCCTTCCGAAATAGAAGACGACTTAATCAAGTCACCGCCATTTTTGTGGGATGTCATGCCGAGAAGAAACGAGGTACTGTTAGACAAGCAATTGACTACTGTAAGAAGGACGGAAAGTTCATTGAGTATGGAGAAGCTCCCGCTGAACAAACATCGGCTGCGAACGAAGTTACTCGACAGAGATACGCTAGAGCAATTGAACTTGCAAAGGAAGATCGACTGCATGAATTCGAACAGGAAGATCCAGAGCTATACACTCGGTTTTACGCTACGTACAAACGAATTGCCTATGACAATAGAATTAAGCCCGCCGACCTCCCCGATGTCTGTGGAATGTGGTACTACGGTGTGTCCGGAGCCGGAAAGACCACGCAAGCGCGTACGTCTTATCCTACCGCGTATATAAAAGATAGAACCAAATGGTGGGATGGATATACCGGTCAAGAGTGCGTCATAATGGATGACGTATCTAAATATCATGTTGCCCTTGGAGATATGCTTAAAGATTGGGGCGACAAATACTCTTTCAAAGCTGAGTACAAAGGTGGCTATTTCTGGATCCGACCCCTGGTCTTTATAGTAACTTCGCAATACTCTATCGACTCTATCTGGGAAGATTGTGAGACACGAGATGCTTTACATCGACGGTTCAAGTCTACGCACTTTTTAAATAAATACTTACAATAATCTAATCTACCTTAGCAAAGACAGCGGCCCGACGGGTGGCTGCGGTTCCAACGGAACTGCGGGTGTCGGAAGCGTACCTTAACTAACTAATACTAATCTCTGAGAATGGTGAAGAAAAATAAATTTATTA